GTATCAGTCGGTTACCAAACGATTATTTTTTCAACTCAATATATTGTGGATAATGTGAATAACTCTGTGGATAACTCCTTTATTGTATCTGTTCTATGTCTCCATTATCAAGGTAGACTATAAAATCCTGGAGGACTGTTCCGCTGAACATCAGGTTTGCATCGTGTTCCTCTCCCTTTACATACTCATGGACCGTAACGAACAGATTTCCGCTAAGGTACTGTATCTTCGTTGTCGTGTTGTTATAAAAATTCACAATGCAGTGAATCTCATCATCGCTCGTAAATTTCCATTGGTAGTAATCCTTTGCATATTCCACCATTTGTACATCGGCAGAAATAGTTGATACTCTCCATTTTCCTGTAACATCATTCCGCACTTTATTTCTGGAAAAGGTTGCATCTATATCGTGACAGTTCTTGTCACTGATTCCGTACATTCCGTCCCGGTGCGGTACTTCCTGCGTTTCAGGCTCTTTGGATTCCACCTGTGTGTCCTCTGTTGCCGCAGGCTCCGTTGTTTCTTCCTGCTTTATCAATTCCCCTGTTGTGTAGCTATACGCATCCTTGCCCGTTGTAGGATAATACAAGTGTCCGTTTTCGCTGTCAGTGATATAAACAACCGTCCAGTTATTATTCAGGTACTGGCATCTGACAATAAGGTTTTGTGCATCCGTTATAAGGTAAGCCTCCATGTCAACGACACTTCCGGTTGCCTTATAATTCCCCCAGTAACAATCCGGCACTTTCTTAACGCCAATCGACTGCAAGGCTGTTTTCATGACTTCTACCACTCCGTCCCCATCCGGGCATGATTCAGCCTGCTCCTGCGTAATCTTTGTGAATCCCTCTGGCATCTCTACTGTCGATGCCGGTTCAGCTTCGCTGCTTTCGCTTTCCGCTACACTTTCGGTCTGCGAGGTATCAACATCAGTTGTACCCCCCCCCGAACATCCGTTCAAGGTAAGACTTGCTATGGCAACTGCCAATAATAAAAAATGTCTTTTTCTCATTCCTCTGAGACCTCCTAGTTTTTTCTACAGTCTACCATATATATGCAATATTTTCGAGCATAAAAAAAGAACCCCTCCACCACATTTTATGTGATAGAGAGGTCCGTTCCTCATTTATCAGGTATTAGCATCGCGCAGAGTATTCTGGCTGTAATGAAAACCATCCAGCACCAGATTTCAGCTTGCCCCATTTCACGCCATTCACGGTGCGTTCTTCTACTACGGTATATTTGAAATTCTTTTTCAAATACCCAAGCACTCTTGTCCCACTGGTTCCAGGGTTGTCCCTGTATCTCAATCCGTCAACTGTGATTTTTACCACATAGTTGCAAGAAGTTCCAGTATTTGCAGATACCGGATATATCTTGTTTCCGCTGGAATCAAATACGCTGTACCCTTTATTTTCGTCAGCACACTTCTTTGCATTTTTCAGGCTTGTGAATGCTCCTTTCTGGCTTGCTGCATCCGCCCAAGTTTTACGAACTCGGTACATCTGCTTCGCCTGGGTTCCGCCGGAAGTGTTACCGCCTGTTCCTCCACCTCCAAGAATAGATTTTACCATATTCTTGAATGCTACCCATTCAGCATTGCTACTGCCTGCCATCTGTGCTGGGCAGTTCTTTCCGGTAACATCCCAATGACGCAGCACATACTTGTCAACTTCTCCTGCGCTGATGCCGAGCATCTTACAGATATATGCACACAGGTATGCGGCGTTCTGCTTTGTCTTTTCGGAAATCTTATAATTTCCGGCGGTGCAGCACATCTCAATGCCAATACTGTTTGCATTCCTACAGCTTGAGTGCTTATATGTCTTTGCGCCACAATGCCATGCGGTACAATTCAGCGGCACGCTCTGTCTGATTTCTGTATCATCCACAAACAGGTGTGCCGATGCATTTCTTCCTGCTCCGGTAAAATAATTCGCATTTGCCTTTGCTGTATCCTTGCTGTTGCCGGTATAATGCATAACAACATTAAGAACATTCCTGCTCGATGCGCTATTATAATTATCTGAATTACACTTCAAATCACAATTGATTTTGATTCCATTAACAACGGCTGAAAGCCATCCTGTCGTTATTGTCTTCCCCATGATAGACGTTCCTCCTTTTCCAGACGCATATTTGTCATAAAATTTCTGTCCGCTTTCGGCTCTTTCTTTCTGCACTGAACTTCCCTGGTTTGCCGGTTTTTCAAAATTAAGCAATACGGCATTCGATGCCTGGGATACGCTCGTTGCTGTTTTCAGCACATTCAGTACAGATTTATAGCCGCTGCTCAATTCCTGCATAAGAAATTCAAGCTGCATTTCCAAGTCACCGATGGATGTTCCTTTTTTCTGTGCATACTTCTGCAGGTTTTGTTTCCTGCTCCAATACGTCCACTGCGCAATACCGTATCCGGCTTTGTCATATACGAAATTCTGGTAATCTCCATTGTCTACGGATGTGGTGTATGTATCATCCGTAAAACCCAGTAATTTCTCGTAGTTATTCTGCAAGTTAATAGGGCTTAACCCACTTTCTCGGTCCAGGTTTCCCATCAAACCTGCGACACCGAATGGATTAAGCCCCTTGCTTATCAGAAAATTCCAGATGCGCTCTGCGTTGCTATTTCCTTTGAGCGACATGGTATCATCTCCTGTCTTTTATTCAGTTTTTGTTGTTGGCTCGTCTACTGCTTCGATTACGATTCCTGCGTTTTCCTCCATCTTCATCTGTTTGACAGCCGCTTCAATCAAAATATTAAGCTGTTCGTCAGTAATGGAAATATTCTTTGCTGTCAGCATTTCTTTCAACAGGTCCGTAACAATAGCTTTCTTTTCGGCTCCACTCTTTGATGTGAGTACCTGCTGTGCGTACAAGACAGCCTGTGTAACCATCTTTTCGATGGCTGCCATCTTATCCTGCTCGATTCTGCTTTTGAGCCAAGGAATAACGTATCTGGCAATCACAGCCACGCATACCATAATCAGTAACTTTAATGCTTCAAAAATAATGTCATTCATCCTCTGTTGTCCTCCACATTTTCTATGCTTTCATTTTCACTGTTACCGGCTCCCATATACTGGGAACCCTTACCGCCAAAATCATTGTATTTGAATATGTTTTCAACACCTGCTTTGACTATGTTTGCCCCCACCACAATTCGGAACGTTTCATTCGTTTCGCTTATGAGAGTATCTAAATAACTGAATTGCCCGGTTTCCTTTATCGCAACTACAATCACGACCAGGGAATACAGCCAGTTCAGCACATACAATACAGACAGGCAGTTCACAATCATTTTTGTATGTTCCCACATCCAAAGAATGGCGGCCTTGCTTTTATTTTTAGTAACTCTTCTTTTCCTCACTCCGCAACCTCCAATCAGTAAAGCTGATGTAAAGCCTGGGAGTTCAGGAAATCTTTCTGTTCATGCTTAACCTTCTGTGCATAATCCAGTGCGGCGTGCATATCTCCATTGCATTTCGCATCGGGGATACGCTGTACCGCTTTTGCCGTAGCTTCTCCAAGCGCAAGTGAGGCATTTATGCAGTTGATGATGCACAGTTCGCTCTTTTCTCTTGCCTGCTCCCTCTCGTCCTGCTCTTTCTGCCTTTTCTTGCGTTCCTCTTTGTCCTGCTCCTCTCGCTTTTCCATGTGATGTTCCAAGCACCAAAAGCAAAACCCAGTAATTGCCGATGGAATGCCTATGGCGATTGTTAATGAAAATAAATCCATTGTCCTATACTTCCTTTCTCTCACTCCAACAAATCCCGGTAGTCGGCCGGTACGTCCTGCGGAGTAAGGTTGTAATCCTTAATTATGTTCTGAATAGTAATGCTGAAAATGGCATCCGTAAGCGCATCCTGAAAAGGACGGTACGAATGCCATATCAAATGGTTGTGCAGATTGAATAGCTTTTCCTCATTCTCCTGCTCTTCTGTATTCAGATGTAATTCCCTCGCCGCATCCTCCAACCGGTCAAAGTTGTAATATTCCGACAAGGGCGGTATCAATATTTTGGTCATAAGGCATTATGCCAGGTGGACTTCTACAAAGCACCTGTCTTTTCCTCCTTTTACTGGTATTGCTTTCCGGTAATCTCCGTATATTCCTCTGCTGTAATTTTCTTTTTCTTAACAGCATTTTTAACCATTGTGTTGTTCCAGAATCCACTATCGTAATAGCTTTTAATATCCCAGAACTTAGGGCTGTGTTCTTTCTCCTGTACCTGTTCTGTGGTTTCTGCGTTCTGTGTTTCCTGTGCCTTACTCATTGTCTGCACCTCCCATCTCCGTTTTATCCTCTGTTGGAATATCAATATCTGCCATCATAGCCAGATAATCAATCGTTGCTGCCTGCTCTGCGACTGTCGCACGCAGGTTTTCGTTTGCCCGGCTGTCATAAATGCTGCCGTTCATTTCTTTGATTCTCATTGTCAATTACCTCCATTTCTTGGTCATTCCATAAACTCTTGTAAAATTCGTCCATGCGGCATATGAGGTGAAATGAATTTCCTTTGCTCGCATGGCTCCTCCATGCTTGATAACAGTCATCGACTTTTGCTTTTGTGATTTCGCCTCTTTTGGCTTTTCTCACCAGCTTGCGGAGTTTTCTGCGCCTTTCCTTAACTTTCTCCGAACTGACTGTCATGATAACTTTTCCAGTATCCGTCAACCGATACTTGAATCCGAGGAATGTAAAACCATCTTTGATGCTGAATACTTTCGTTTTCTTCGGGTTGAACTCCATCCCCTTGCTTGCAAGGTATTTCTCGTTTATCAGTTTTAAATTCTCCAGATATTCCCTTGATGGGTGGAACAGTGTTGAATCATCCATATATCTGCCGTAATCCTCGGCTTCGGTCTGTTCCATCATCACATGGTCGTAATCACTCAAGAATGCAATTCCTGCTATCTGGACCATTTGGCTGCCGGGATTATATCCCACGTCACCGGCGTACTGTCCATCAAGAACAGTTTCAGTTTGCTCATACAGCCAATCGTCCAATTTATCCCGGAACAATTCTTTCGTGATGTCATGCCTCATATTCGGATAATATCCATGAACATCGCTCTGCAATCCATAGAAGTCTGTGCCGTACTTCCGGTACATTCTCTGTAAAAATACTTTCATTCTATCCCTTGCATCGTCTGTTCCTTTTCCTTTCTGGCAAGCCCAATTATCACGAATGAGCTGTCTGGTCATAATCGGATATAAGGCGTTGTCATTCAAACTCCGCTGATATACCCTATCTCGAAAACATACGCTGATTATTTCCCTCGGTTTTGGTGATGTTATCGTAAATTGCGTTGTCGGCCTTGCTTTATAGGTTCCCTTTTCAAGCTCTTCACACAGTTTGTAAGTTTCCTCCATACTGTTAAGCACATAATGTGCAACCGAACCTTTCCAGGTAACCCCTTTCTTACTTTTCATCATTGAATCATACAAGGCGTCGAAACCGATTATCTCTTCTTTATCCACGTAAATTGAATTATTGTCCATAACGTATATAGCAGTACCAGTCCTTTCCGGGCTGACTGCATCGCTACAGTGGTGTTTTGCCATTCGGCAAGGATAAGAACTCCTTGTGTTAGATTGGTCGGAGCACCGCCTCTATGAGACAGCCATATGTCCTGAATACCACACAATCCGGAGCGCAGCGATTAGCCCAGTTCGCGTTGTTGTTGTTGACGTTACCATCGGAGTTCACATACCACGTATTGTTCGAGTTGCCCCGATTAGCCGAGCGCAGGCGGACGTTCTGCGTTTCAGTCCTCATCCCTATAATAAACACTACTTCCGCTGTTTAGCGGCGTAGCGTTCACTATCACTTTCATTCCAGTTCCGTATCATCCCCCGGATTTTTAACACTTTACCAACCCAGTATTTGACACGCTTTGATTTCAGGTGAAACGAGGACTTTGCGATGCCTATGAGTGTCAAAAGCCTATTGCAATTCCTAGCAGCTCTTAACTGTAGACGGTTTCTCTCCTCCCAGTTACTATCGCCACGTTTCAGAACTCTGATATTGTTTGCATCCCACGAATCTATGTAGATATTCTTTGCGGTTTCTACAATATCGTCTGTTATGCAGCCTTTATATTCTGGAAGAAATATTTTCTCATTCCTTGTGATTCGAAGCGTATATGTTACAAGGTCTAACTCATACATAAATACGTCCATTTTACAAGGCCGTCTTTCTCCCTCTGGTACTGCCATCTTGATTCCTCCTTTCAAAAAATATCCCGGCATCCGTGGGTGCCGGGGATTATAACGATTATTCGATTAGCAAAGCCAACAAGCCGGAGCGCAGCGAATAGCCCAGTGCGCGCCGCTGCCGATGTAGACGCTACCATCGGAGCCCACATACCACGTATTGCCCGAGGTGCCCCGATTAGCCGAGCGCAGGCGGACGGTCTGCGGTGAAGTGTGATTCTCAATCGCAAATGTTCTAATCTGCGGATATGTCTTGTATTGCTGCATTTTGTCCACCATTCCAGATGCACGTTTCCAGTATTCCCATACATCGTCCTCGCCAGCTTTCTGCGGAGCGATTGACATTGCCTCCAAACTTGGCAAGAATACTTTATCGTAAGTTACTTCAATACCGTCTGTATCTCCATTGTCTGTAAGAGTATTCTTCCAGGTAGATACTTTTGTCGCTTTCAATCTCTTTGTAAATTCCTCATCAAATCCGGTAAGGAATCCGTGTTTTTCTTTAAGCTGGTCTGGTGTGCGGTCAAAATTGTGTTGTGGTGTCCACCACTTACCGTTTGCTGCTTCTGAATTAAGCCACTGGCGCATAGCACTCTGCGCCCAACGATTGTATCCGTACGCAACGCTCTGCAAACCATTCAGTGGTGCTGTTGGTTTGGAAGATAACGTTCCGAGGGCGGTTCCTCCTGTCCCCTCTACCATCGCTACGGTTTCGATAGGGTCTGTTGCCGAGCTACTCTCAAATGAATATACTTTCCATTCAGCCGGGCTGACATCAGGTGCTCTGTATAATCCTGCGAGCTGTCCTTTTGCCGGTACAGGCTTTGTAAGTGTAAACTGGTATGTTTTACCCTTTACGCAGTTGTTTCCCCATGTATCACCGATAATGACATTGTAGGTTCCTGCAGGTAACTGTTCCTCGCAATACTTAAATGCCTGGTACTGATTGAACTGTACACCAAAAGGTGTCGCATAGTGCCATTGTACCAACATACCCGGTACTGTTTCTCCATCCGCAAGTGTAACATCTCCAAAATGTACCACATCAAGCGGACACTCGTATGTTTTTCCGGTTGCCTTGTCGGTCCATGGTAAAATAATCTGGTCGCCATAATTAAAGACCTGATTTGCCTTTCCTGACTGCACCACTGCAAACACATCCGCAATGGATGTCGGCTTGTAATTGTATCCACTTGCAATCGCTGTCAGCAACTCATTTTGCTTTGTCATTGCTCCAAGTAACTGCTGACCGGTTTTATCCAGCAGCATAGGTTCTGTAACTTTGCTCATTTCTTTTAATCCTCACTTTCATAGGTTACGCATAATGCGCCATTAACTACAGAAAAGCCGTATCCGTCCATCTGCTCTTTTAATGCGATGTCGTTCTCAATAAGCTGTTTCGGTGCCTGGTTTACATTATCCGCATGGTTTGTGTCGGTTGTTTCCACTATCGGAATGTTATCTTTGTAGGTAGCGGAACCTGGTTTGTATGATTTCATGGTTTCCTCCTCTCTGCCGGATTAGAAAACATCGTCCAGCGTGTATGTCATTTCAATATCGTTGTCCTTTCCCTTTCTGGTAAAGGTCTTGATACAAACAATATCGCCGTTGGCATCATACAGTCCGATTTCACTGATGTACTGTCCGGCAAGCTCTGATTCTCCCAACGTGCATTCGTATCTGCATGTTGTTTCTGTGATAAAGCTGTAGCCACTGATAGGCTTACGGAGCAGCTCTTTTTTTAGTGTGCTCTGTGTCTCTGATGGAGAAATAACATTTCCTGCGCTATCTACTCCTCCGGAACCAAATGCCATACCGACAATCTTTGGCAGTGCAATTGCTCCTGCTCTTGCCTGCACCATTTTCTTTCTGGCTTTTTTTGTGATAATTACATTTTGTGCCATTCTTAGATAGCCTCCTTTCTGTTTAATGAATTAAGCAATCGTGAACCGTTCATTTTCAATGAACCGTCAAAATATGCAAGATTCCTTTTTACTGTACAGGTAGCGTTTCCATAACTCTCGGAAATGGATGCTACCGGTATTCTGATGTTTGCAGTGGTTTTATTGTCTGCTCTGCAATAATTCATCAGCAATTTTCCATCCATCGGGACGGAACCATCAAAAAACAAAGACTGCCAGTTAAATGCTTTCGCACTGACAGTCTGTTTCTCAATATGAATTTTTTCTGATAGCGGAACTTTCGCCCTTGCTGTCATTAGCTCAACATCCAGCGTTTCTGCAATCTGGAAATCGCCCTCTTTATATTTCAGTCCAAGTCGTAAATCATACTCAATAAGTGCATCCATAAGATGTGAACCGTTCAACAATTCGGAACCATCAAAACGCCGCCCTTTCCAGAACGGTATCTTAAAAAGCAAATTTATATCGCTGACTATGAATTTTTCGGAAAACACAATTTCAAAAACGGAATAATCGTTTATGAAATATGTTGTGTGTGATTCTTTTAATTTATCAATTAGCTTTCGGACTTTCTTTGAATCCAGCGTGCCATCGCCATTGAAAAAAGCCTTAAATACATTCGGGTGAGGCGGCTTATACTTCAATGGTCCTGCATCGTGGCAATCTGCTATATGTACCGTAAATCCGGTTGCATTTTCCAGATACCGCTCCATAATGTACGGTGTCATTGGCGAATGATAATCTCTCTTTTCGTATATCGCTTGTCTGCGCTCCTGGTAAGAAAGATTTTCCTGCACCGGCAATCCCCATTTTATTTCATGCCAGCATAATCCCCAGGTCGCTGTTTCCGGGAAAAACTGTTCCGGTAATTCCTCCGCCAGCTTCAAGGCCTTGTCATATTCCAACCCCATGACCTGAAACATCCATTTGCCGACATACGATTTATCGTAAAATCCGGGTGTCACATAGGACAGCATTTTTAAGGCGCTCTCGCTCGTCGGGAATAATTCCAATTCTTCATCTGTCATCGTCCGTCCTCCTAACTTCTGAAATCAATCGTTCCAGTAACCGGATATTCTTCTTTCTCCAACTTGATATTGCTCATCTTGCCATTTATCAGGAATGTATCGAAGTCCTCCACTCCATCAATGGCAGTTATCAGCGGGCGCACATCATTGTATCGAAGTATTCCCTCATTTTTTGCCACACCATATACGGTAAGCACCAGCTTCTTGAAATCCTCCTCAACACGCGCCTTGTCCGCCGATTCGTCCAGTAACAATCCGGTAATGGTGTAATTCATCTTTACAGTGGTTGCCGCCACGCATGACAGCTTTGCACACGCTGTAGGTAATAGCCTCTGTGTGCGGTCATTCGGAGAAACAATGTAGTTATATACATCATTTATCAGCTTTGTGTTTGCTGGCTGTCCGTTTCCATCCACCAACACCAGTTTTACGGTTCCCGGACCATCAAAAGCAGCGACTACGATACAATCGCCTGCCCCTGCCTCTTTCGCCCATCGGATGAAATCGCTATCATTTCCAAGATACGTTTTACTGTTATCATATTCAGCAAATATCCTGTCGTAATAGTCTCCATCCTCTTCCCTGGCAGTTCCACCAGATATAGGTTCTGCATTATCTATTCCGGTAATATTCTTATCACTCTTTGCCATAATACATACGGTGTGAGCTGCCACATTGGAGCCGATACCACTTTCCACTGCTGTTACGGCTACCGTTACGGTACCATCACCAGTTATCGTACACTCCTCATTTGTGGCAAATTCGATTGCAGGGTTATCATCTATAGCCGGCACGCAAAAAACGGTGCCTGCGGCTATTACGCTACCTGTGGCACCAGTAATTGTTATATTCCCTGTTGCGTGTTGTTCTTCATGCCTGGTCACATGAACCTGTGCTCCATGTAAATCAAGCCAATCGTCCCAGGCGTATTGCGGAAACGCAAGCATTACTGCTCTTATCAGATGATAGTTGATGAACTCTGATTTTTCCTCCGCCGCCGGTCTTGTGAAATCATAGGGAAATCCGGCAGGCATATCGTCTATATCATCCGGTAAACTCGCCATCATTCGCTCGTGTATTTCATCGGTCGTGCTCCCATCAAAGCACTCCGGTCTATGAAATTCTGGTTGTGCCATCTTGCCACCTCCATTCTAAATATTGATTTGAAATACTTTGTCCCACTCTTTCCCTTTGACCTTGAAAGAGCAGTTCATACTATCGCCGTTCCAATCGAACTCGAAATCTCGCACCCATTCAGTCCTTGGATTTACAAGCAGTGCATCTCTGATGGTTCGCTCCACCATTGATTCGACTGTCTTTTCATCATTCTGTTCCAGTGCGTCCTCCATCTCCACGCCTATATCGTTGGAATAGGCAAGGCAGGAATACCGTTCTGTCATGGATACTTTCATGCACCAAATCATGTAGCCCTCTTCTCCGGTGCACTCCGCAACCTGATTTGCAGCATTTCTTACGAAATCCCCTTTTTCAGGGTCCCATTTCATTGTCCGTTTGTATTGCGTATCATATTCGGAACTTTCTTCTATGAACGCGGGAACAGCAACAGTTACAATGTTTGCCATCGTTCCACCTCCTACGAACCTGTTACAACATCTATGACGCAGGCCTCATTCAAAACCCACGCCACAAGCACCCTATCCCCAGGTTTTATTTTTGGAGGTGCAATCGTGTGACTGTGCGAACCATTGCCGCTTGAATGCCCTCCATGCTTTCCACCGCTTGCTGTAAAAGATAATCCTCCTACATGTCTGCATACCGAATACTGTCCTTTCGGAATTGCTACAGGGAAAGTATTTGTGATGAGGCTGCCGTTTCCCTGGATTTCTCCAAAGTCCAAGCATAACGATGTATCGTTCTCTCTTTGCATCCTGCTGCTTAAAACATTTGCCAGCTTATTTGTACCGGCATTTGCATCGAAATTATCCACGCTATCGCCTCCCATCATTCAAACGTTCCATTATCAACCCATCCATAAACATTGCTGCCACTATCGGTGTGTATCAAATGCCATGGGTGAGCTTTTCCAGAACCATTTTTGATTGTTATTTTTGCTTTTCCGGCTCTGGCGTTATACCCTTTTGAACCAGAATAGGACGATACATAATGCGTACCGCCCTTGAAATTCACAATATCTCCGACATTGTAATCCTTTTTCTTTGTTGTCTGTGTTACCGTTTCGGTCTTTGCAAGCTCCAAGTCCATTGTCATACTGTAATTGTCGCAATCATGCCGGATTCCCACCACAAAATAATAATTCTGTGCAGAACCTATCATGATATAAACCAAGTCGCCTTTTCGAATGAATGGCACATCTGGAGCCTGCACTGTGATTTCTTCATCAATCACACCATCTTCGTCAAGGATTTTTTGCGCCGCTGTTTTTGCCTCATCCAGGCTTTCGTCTTTTCCTCTGGTGTAGATTCTCTGACGTATTCCATATTTGGTAAGTCCATCTACAGTCGCTTCGACCGGAGAGTTTCCATCATCGTCTGCCTGCCCCAGCACCTTTACTCTGGTAACAAGACTTGCTGTGCTTATGGATTGGCTGATAGATTTTGTATTATCTACTCGGAACACGTAAACATCTTTATTTGTTCCACGCTCAACAACATCAGCATAGCCCTCTGCCGCTCGGATAATATACTTTCCTCCGCCTTTTTTGTGAACATCATCCAGAACATCCAGTAACATATCGGACAGATACGAACTGCTGTATTTCATCTTTTCGTGTGATACATTCGGTCCGCTATATCCTTTTGTTGGTATCCCCCAATCGTCAAACACGCCTGTCACAATGGACTTTGTGCCGGTTCCTGCGGAATAATATTTATTGTCCTGGCTTCTTTGCAAATCGTATAGAGCATCATACGCAACACATTTCAATGTGCTTGAGCTGCTCTGTTCTTGCGGATTCCACTCTTGTACAGTTCCTCTTGCAACTTCTTTATCCTGTGTGCCTCCATCATTAGCAAAAATGCCAATAAGGCATCCGGGTTTGATTATCTCTGACAATCTCCCTGCGGATGTCTTATCGTTCTTTGCTGTAAATGAGACTCGGACGGAAATCTCGTTTTTGTTTTCCTCCCATCCGAGCCCAGTAACAAATTCTTTGATATTGTATTGTTTTCCACCGCTACTCATAACAGTAAGTCGGTATGCGATTTTTGATAAGTCTATCATCTCCGCACCTCCTATGCTGCCGGTATCGTGATGGTCGTTCCCGGATAAATCCAGTGTCCGTGGTCAGAACCACTCTTCCGGTGTTTCTTTGCCGCCGCCTCAATCGTTGAAGCATTCGCATCGTAAATCTTCGTCCACTTCGCACCACTTCCGAGTTTCCGTGAAGCAATCCCCCACAGCGTATCGCCACTGACTATCGTATAACTACTGCCTGCCGGTTGGCTTGGAGTATTCCTTGGGACGGTCTTTTTTACAAAGGCGGCAATCTTCAATTCATTAGTTGTATAAATTTTCAGGTCTTTTGCCTGCGAGAACTTAATGCTGTAGCTTACATCTCCATAAGCTCCAAAAGGGTCAGGTGCAAATGAATCAATCGTAACATCCAGGTTAATCCATGTATCTGTCACAAGCAGATTTAACGCTGTTCCTTTTTCCTGCCATTCCCTCAACTGTTGTATGCATTTATCGGGTGTCTGGTAGCTGTCACTCTTTACAACCGCAAGATTTTTTCTGGACGGTCCAAAGAAAACAGCATCCCATGAGATTTCGGCTACCTCTGTTCCTTTTGGCACTTTTACGGCTCCCTGGGAGATAATATCGTAACTCTGATATTTTGTTCCAAGGTTGCCGCTTATCTTCTCCGGCAATGAGGAGAATGTAAACGACTTCTTTTTATTCGCCGCTTCAAACAGTTTTATTTCCATCGCCTACCCCTCCTTTACTACCGGCATGTTTGAAAATACCTGCTCCAGTCTGTCAGCAATTTCTCCTCCCAACTCATCAGCCATTGACTTCATGTTCTTTCGGATAATTGCCATAATGCTTGCCTCATCCATTTTTCCGTTACCTGAATCAGAAATATTGAATTGCGGTGACATCTGGATATTGAGATTTATATTTGTCTTTCCGGTTTCCACTGTGCTCGAACTGCTTAAAGGTTCATCTGCGGTATCTGAATCGCTTTCTGTACCCTCTGTGAATCCGTTATAGCCTGTGGCTCCGTTTCTAATCGCTTCGGCTAACAAATTATCATTGAGAGATAAAAAGTCCGAAATTGAGCTGTAAGCAAACATCTCTGTTGCTGTACTTCCAATCGAACTTTGTCCTGCACTGTACGGAGTTATATTTTTGATAACACTTTCCATCGGTGTTTCAATCTCATATGGTTTATGAGGCACGTCAGGAACATCTAACGCATCATTTACATAACCGCCGCTTGCATGAGCCGATACGGTTTTTGCTCCACCTAAAGGTGTTGCCTCTCCGATGATGTTGCCATTCGCATTTGCCTGTACTCCGAGAATGTCCCCAACCTCTTTGTACAGTTCCAGTGCTCTGTTTCTTCTGCCAGGAACTAAAGGTATGATTGCCTCTGGCCCCTCTTCTCCAACCCATGACAACTGCTTGTCATTTACATAACCGCCGCTTGCATGAGCCGATACGGTAAGTGTTGTACTTCCACTTCCTCCACCGCCTATCGTGAACGTCTTTGTCGGATTCACAAGTGAATAGTCCAGGGTTACGCTTACCGGCATTGTTGTAGAAACGCCTGCACCAAACGCACTGTTTACGGAACTATCCGTATTTGATTTCAGTGCGTCTACCGCACTGTTAATCTGTGCCATATCAGCATTTGTAATAGCACTGCTGATTCCACTTCCAACAGCCGCACCTACACCGGAGTAATCCGCAGCCTGGAAAGCTGTTGCCGCATCGGTTCCAGATTTCGTTCCAAGCTCCGCAAATGCTGTTGAGAATGCTGACGTATCAGTATTCAAAATCGAATCACTCATTTTCGTGCTTAATGTTGTGCCAATACTAGAAAAATCTGCGCTCTCGAAAGAGCTGTTCATCGCTTCTTTGTATTGCTCTACTATGGATTCGTATGCCTCATTGGAAATTGGACCGTACTCTGCCATGACTTCCTCCATCGTTGGGATGGATTCTTTCAGGCTTTGCACGATTTCCTCTTTAGCTGTCGGTGCCATATTTTCTGCTGTTGCCACCAACTCTTGATAGATATTTTCAAAAGCTGATGTGTCTATTGTCATATCATCAAGTCCAAGCCATCCCATCATATCCTCCTGGGTCCAGCTTGATATATCCGGTTTTTCTGATAATGCAGTCTGTAAAGCAGCGTTCAATTTTTCAGAAACGCTACCCTCCATATCCGGCATAATACCGGCAAGCTCATCATTCCAAGCCTCTGCTATCGTATCCAGATTGAAACTTGATACTCTCACCTCCATATCGTTGATGTTTGCGTAATATCCATCGGTAGCCTGCTGTACTGCCGCATCGTACTGCTCCTGCGTGATAGCTCCCTCGGATAACTGCAAATTAAGGTTTGTGAGGGTTACTGTAAGCGCATTATCATAAGTTTCTTTGAAAGAACTTACCTGTGCCTGTAACTCCTCCTGCAACTGATTGAATGAATCAATATCAAGACTTGCACCATTTCCGTACTTGATTTTCAAGGTCTGGAACGATGCATCCTCCTGTGCTTTTGATACTTTCTCTGTAATTGCTGTAATCTGTTCTTGCAGATTTGTGATTTCTTTCGATTCATCCAGCGTGATAACTCCATCTTCCAGGGCAATGTTTACTGTATCACTCAGTTTTCCCGATAGTTCTTCTATCTGGGATTTCATGTTGTTATACATACTGTCAAGCCCCTCTGTGCTGCCCTCGCCGTTTGTAAGCAATTCTAGGGCAACTGTAGCCTCGTAATGGCTGTTTTCGATGTAGTCCTGCGCCGACTTCACAAAATTATCAATGGATGTTTTGTAATCATCCACATCCGTTTCGGATAACTGCATACCCAGACCAACTTTCCAGTTTTCCTTTTTCATCGTGGAAATAGAACTCTCCAACGATGATAAGGATTCTTTTGCACTCTCCGTTGCCTCATTGAATTTTGTAATTCCATCGCCCATATCAGCAAACGTAATTTTGTTCGCAAGGTCTTTAATTTCACTAAGCGATAACTTTATGTTACCGAAAGCCTCTTTTCCGACCTTTGCAACATCCTCCTGGATGTATGATGCAAGCTGTTCTGCGGTTACGGAACTGTCATTCATTGCATCGTTCAAATCATCATTCGCAAATCTTACTTTGTCGATTGATAATCCAGTGGCATCGAATACCTTTTGAGCTTTTTCAGCTTCTTTCTGCATCTCCTCCACATTGTCCTGATACTCTTTCTTGACCTTGTTTCCTTTAATCCATCCTGAAATGCCTCCAACTCCAGCACCTACTAAAGCACCGACCGCTGTTCCAAGTCCAGGAATAACACTACCAAGTGCGGCACCTGCGGCTGCTCCGGCTGCAACTCCTCCGGCTTTCCATGCGGCTGACTCTCCGTAAGCTGATTTCTCTGCTTTATCATCAGATTTTATTGCTTTGTAAGCATCAATTCCTGCGCTCACAAGAGTCGCTCCTCCAGCAATACCTCCGACCGTTCCTGCTGTTCCTGCCGCAATCAATCCTGCGCCGGTAGTGGCTCCAGAACCAAGGGCATTTCCAACCATTCCCATTGTTGCGCCAAGTCCTTTTAGACCGGTTCCCTTTGCGGCTGAACCCATAATTGTACTGCCAATACTTCCTGCCAGTGATGTTCCGGTGGCTGCATCCTTACCGAATATGGCTTTGCCTACGCTGAAAGTGCCTTTCCCAAGGCTTGCAATCGGTCCTGCCATTCTCGCAAGCATAACGGCCGAAAAAATAGAGGATAAATCTGCTGATTTTCCTCCTGGAAGTAACTTTCCTGCACTCTTTACCATGTTGCCAAATCCCTGGAATAATTTACTCGTTATCGCATCAGAATCGAATCCCTCTGCGAATCCTTTTGCAAATGAAGCACCAACGCTTGCACCCTCGTTTAGTGTGTCTGATACATCCACACCAAGAAGTGTAAGTATTCCGAGCTTTAATCCTGTTCCAATACTGGTTCCCATATCTCCGGCAATGTCAGCAATTTTCTGTTTTCCGGTACTATTCCACCATTCGCTGAATGGTTCTGCAATAAAATCATCCCAGGCAATTTTTACTTTGCCAAAGAAATCTGCATTCTGCCACTCATCGCTTTGTGTCATTTCCTTGAATTTTCGTTTCATCCGGTCAACCTTAGTGTCCACCCAGTCCATCATTTCATTAAGCCCCTGCTCAATATTTGGCATCTGGTCGGTTAACCAGTCTGCGATTCCTCTCACATACGGAGATAATCGCTCACCGAACGAAATCTTCACACCATCCATAGCTGATTGCAGCAATGTGATTGAACCCTCTAAGTTATCAAGCATCGTGTCTGACATCCTAGATGCGGCTCCATCTGCATTGTTTATAGAATCTGCCAGTTTGTTGTAATCTGATTCTGTCGCATTGATAATTGCAAGCATACCAGACATAGCCTCTTTACCGAAAATGGTACTTGCGGCTGCTGTCTTTTCGGTTTCAGATAATCCTCCCAGACTTGAACGTAAATTATCCAGCACACCTTTCAGTGTTTTCATATTTCCGTTGCTATCCGTAAGGCTGATTCCGTATTTCTTCATGGCAGTTGCCATCTTATCTGTTGGTGCCGCCATATTCGCCAACGCTGTTTTTAAGGATGTACCAGCCATCGAACCTTTTACGCTTGCATTTGCCATCAATCCCAAGGCAAGAGATGTGTCCTCAACGCTGTACTTCATCGCTCCTGCGATTGGTGCAACATATTTGAAAGATTCTCCCATCATGGAAACATTGGTATTTGCACTCGCTGCCGACTGTGCCAATACATCTGAAAAATGCGCCGCATCGCTGGCTTTCAAACCAAACGCTGTGAGCGCATCTGTTACAATATCACTGGTTGTTCCTAAATCCTCCCCGGATGCGGCTGCCAGGTTCAGGATTCCCTCGATACCATCAAGCATCTGCTGTGAATCCCATCCGGCCATAGCCATGTAATTAAATGCCTCTGCACTCTGCGTGGCGGTAAATTTTGTGGTTGCTCCCATTTCCTTTGCCTTGGCTGTTAATTTATCAAATTCACTGCCGGTTGCCCCGCTTACTGCTTTGACCTGTGACATAGCGGCCTCGAAGTCCTTATATGTATCAATCGTATCTTTCAATCCGATACTGACACCGAGAACCGCCCCCACTTGCAAGATTGGATTTTTTAGGAGGTTTATTACACCTCGTATCGGTGCGGTGGCAAGGTCTACTGCTTTCATCGTCACGCTCCAGGTCTTTCTTCCAAAACTGGTAAGACCGCCCTTGATTGTTGACAATATTGGCGAAATCTTATCTTTTGCCTCCAACAGCACCGAATACTTCTCTTTCGCCCATGATAACAAGCTTTTCTGTGTTTTCTGTGCCGACCGGTCAAACTTTGTAACCTCGTCATTTGCCTTTTTCGCAGATGTGCTCATTTGGTCGGTAGAACTTTTCACTTTGTCGGCTGCATCCTTGACTTTGTTCATGTTCTTTTCAACACTCGATGTACCAGGACCAGTGTTATCATCGACTTCGATAGGTATCTCAATTCGTATTGTTTCCGCCATCCTCCTCCCCTCCTTTCGTGCTTTCTAAATAAATCCGCATGGACGCAAACATAAACGCCTGTACTCCATGCGGTTTTTTATAAAATTCATCCGGTGTAATTCCTGTCCGTTGGAATATGTGATGCAACAGACAGGTCTTTCCTCCGGCTTTTATGAGTTTTTTGCTACTTCCTCGATATTCTCCTCGAATCCGCTAAGAGAATCGATGCACTCAATAATCTTGTCTTTCTCTCCGGCTTTCAGGCAGTATTCGATAACATCCAGACCGTTCATAATCTGGAGGTCTTTTGCTCTAAGGCTTTCCCATACCTTTTTGTTATCCCAGAGCTTTTCGCGGTCTGCTTCAACCGTTGCTGTATAAATCAGTGCATCTCTGAATTTGACAGTGTTTGTTTCCTCCGGTAATTTCATACCGAACTGTTTGTTTCTCACATACTTGGTATGTTTCTTCTTGCACTTGTTGTATTCCTCTTCGGATAACGGTCTGATTTCAAATGCGAAAAGCACCTTTCCATTTCTGGCAATTTCGATGCGCTGTGTATCATCTTTCGCATAATCAGCCGCACTGATAAGTCCTTGGATGAAATCATCCTCATTCATTCTGATGAGGGTTTTGTTCTCCTCTTCGGTTGTTTCTACTTCCGTAACTGCCATGTTCTCCTGCTCCTCATTTACAATCTGTACACTTGCTTTTTTTGTTGTATCTGCCATATCGTTTTTTCCTCCATCTTTCAAAAAATATTGTTAAAATTAAATGGAGGATGCCATCTCGGCACCCTCCGGTGAATCGCACTGTATTTCTTAACCCAGTGCAAGTAAGTTCTGTAATTTCGGTGGTCTGTTGACCGCAAAGTTCCATGCTCTCTTGATAACGTCCCCGACGGTAATGTTCTGTAAATCAACCTGTCCGCTCGGAATGCACTCACGATACACCATTCTTTCCTCGGTGCCATTTCTTCCCTTGATTACGCCCTGGAAATCCCATACAGGCATTGTCTGTGATTCCATGGCTTCGACAAGCTCCTGAATGAAAGCATCATCCTCAACTACAACCTGGGACATAGTAAGGACAACCTTAAATGTGTTTGCGGTTTCAAGCTCCTGCGCATTTCCTAAAACAGAATATGCAGCATTGTTATAAGTTACATTCGCTGTGAAGCTGTCTACGGTAGCCAGCAACACACCATCAGAGTTATAAATCGCTCCATCTTTACCAGTTCTCGCAAAACGAGAATCTCCGGCAGCTCTTGTGTTAATCATCCTTTGTTACCTCCTTATGCATTTGTGCTGAACTGGAATCTATATGACAGGTAAATATGCTCCATAGAATCCTTGTCAACTACGTCAATATCGAACCAAGCACTGTCCCCATCAGCTACATTTGCTGTGCTTTCGGAAACTGTAATTGCTGTCAGTTTTCCCTCGGCAATCATATTGTCACCGATTGCCTGCAACTGGCTTACTACAGTGCTTCGACCATCCTTGTCGTTATCTACCTTTCCGACAAGCGCGTCTGCCGCCGCATTCATTCTGCGGATAAGCTCGAATCTGGTCTTTACTCTTCTGATTTTCTTCCATCCATCATCCTGATTGTCAGCCGGTGTGATAAGAGTGTTGATTGCACTATCAATCCACACCTGTTTTGCACTGCTGTAGCTTAATACAATACAGCCTTTCTTTTCTGCGGCAATCATCTGTGTATTCGTGAGTCGTTCCAGGATTTCGCTGAATCCATTCACAACAGTATGGGTGAGGGAAGAATTTGAAGCGCAAGCTCCAATCATACCAGCCAAACGTGCTGCTGTCTGGTATCCGTCAATCTCCTTGCCCTGCTCATTCACATAAGCATTGAGGACGTAGTTCATTTTCTCATCATTAAATGATGCTGCATGGCTCATTCTGGTTTCCAGGTCAACAGTGTGTTTCTCTGCCACAACTCCCTGTGTAAGGGAACCAACATTGAAAATACGCTTGATGAATGACTGCATCAGGATATGCACTGCTGTTTCTTCTGTATCAACACAAATCGTATTGAACTCGTAAGGCTCAACAGCTACAAATCCGTTTGAGTAATCCTCGTTTGCAACCTGTGGGTCGGTTCCTGCGGTGAACGCATTCTGTGATACATTCATCACGATTGCCTGGTCCTTTCCAGATACAACCTCTGCTTTGAATTTCTTTGTTGCTGTAAATGCCTCTGCAAGTGCTTTTGCTTCTCCTGCTCCTGCGGCAAATTCAACTTTTTCAAATTCTGTAACGCCAGCATAAATGATGCACTCTTTCAATGAGCTGTCTGTTAGCTTTTCTCTTACTGTTACGGTAAAGGCTTTCTTTCCAGGATATGATGCTGTAATTTTTACAGCTCCCTCTCCCTCCGCCGTATTCAGTGTAACTGTTGCCGGCGTTCCTCCGTTACCAACTCGGCAAGCAATGATTGTCTGTGCTCCACCGTTGATTGCCTCCTGGATGGCATCGGTTGTTCCTGCGTTACCGAAAGTATTTGCAAATCCATCGTCTGGATTTAATTCGACCGCAGTATTTAATGGTCCAAAATCGGAACGAAAAAGGACAGCCGTAACACCGCTTACAGTGCCAGTCTGCTGTCCTGTTCCTTTCTTCTGAATATTAAAATACGCTCCCGGTCTGACCTTTGTTTCTCCTAAGACATATGTTCCAGCCATATCTTATTTGACCTCCTTTTTCAAAAATGCGTCCACAAGCTCTTTGGCTTTAGACACTGTACACGTTGTTACTCCTGCGACCTTTAATGCCGCAACGACACATTCTCTTCTGGTATTGAAAATGTTCCCTGCTCCGTCTGCAAGTTCCTCAATGGTGTATTCGGATTCTGCCGGAGCTTTTACCTCTTCTGCCTTTACCGGTGCGGTATCTTCGGCATTATCGGTTTTCTTTTCTTCCACTGCATCCGCTGTGGATTCTACTTTTGCTCTTGCCATTTTCACGCCTCCTAATAATAATTTTGTGTGCTTCTATTAAGCTGATGCGGCTTCGCCTTATATCGCAGTAAGCCATATCTGCCTGTTACAAAAATCTGACCGTCTTTCAGGTAATCAGATTTATTGTCCATCTGTAATTTGCGGATAAACATTGGTGAGTAATCCAGCATTGTGACTTCTCCGTCCAGTGACATCGCATTTGTGATAGCGGCTGCCATTTTCAGCCTCATATCAGTGTCCGGGCATAAAATATGGATGGCAAGTTTACCATCCATCCAAACAACCGTATTCGTTTCCTCTACTTTTTCCATGCTATTGAGCCTGCAATATATAACAGGCGTTTCTCTTGAAGCCTCTGTAATTTCCTCCATACGGTCAAGCCCTACCACGATGCACTCTGGATACAGTTCTTTTACGAACTTATTCATTGCCATTACCGGGTCCGGGTCGGTTGTTTCCTGGCTTGTATATTCCAGGATGTCAAACCTCACATCGCTACCGATAATAAGGTCTGTTTTGCTTTCTGCCAGCTCAAATGCGTCCGTCCGGTTCCATGCGAATGCATACAGCTTTCCATCTTCGGAATGAAACAACACATCTTTCAGGCAATCCCGAACAAGTGGTTCGAGCATTTCCGGTGTTATATCTTCCTCTGTAGCATCCTCTGTATTCTGACATAGCAACGATACAGACAGCGTTCCTGCGCTCTTTCGTTCCTCATCTGCCTGCATATCATAGTTGTATACGATTCGCGGATAATGAACATCTGTGCCCCAGTCCTGGTTATCCTTTGGAGCCTCCGGGCTAAATACCGCCGGGTAATCTCCGAACTTTGCAAGGAATTTTGTTAATCCCTCACGCTCTGTAAATCTTTTTTGAATCAGTTCTTCCAGTTTCATTCCTGCCCTCCATTCTCGACAGGTTCCTCCTCATGCGTTATGCCGTACTCATATACTTCGGACATATCCACAGACCATCGGATTCCCCATTGTCCTGCGGCTGCTTCTGATGCCAGGATAAAAAAATGATTCGTCACATTTCCAATGCCTGGATGAAACTGCACTGCAATTTCGTTTCCGTTCACTCCTGTAACGAATCCACTCTTTCCTGTATCCCATGAGGAATGCTTTGCATATATGAGATTGCCTTTCGCTATGGCGGATGTGTCGAACTGTTTCACTGGCTTTTCTGTAATCAGTTCCATCTCTTCGCCTCCTATATCAGCTATCTTCGCTGAAAATACTTTCTATTTCTGGCAATGCCTTTTCTTTGATTTTTTCCACATACGGTCTTGCCGCCATCTTGCTTGTACCGTTTTCCAGATATCCTGCATACGGAACTTGGCATTCAATGTATGCCGTATATTTTGCTCCGCCACTTCCAGATGAGCCACCCTCAACGCCTTTGGCCCACTGCAATCGCAATGCGCCTGTTCTTCTTGCTGGTGGTTCTCCAGGTGATGATGCCTGATAGGTACGCTTTGAATGTGGCTTGCGGTATCTCTTTCCGCCCCTCTGCCCTTTCAACACTTCCAGTTCTGCATTTCTCAATGCGTTATTCACTCTGGCTGCCTTTGACCGGACTTTCTGGTTGATGTGCTTTACCTCTTTTTCGACTGCCTCTCTTACTCCATCAGGAGCCTGTTCTGGTGTCATTTTTTATATCATCCCTTTCCTCAACATAATACAGGGTTGAAATTCCAAGTCCTCCTGTATCGTCTACTGCAACAACATAAAAAACACGATTTCCCAGCACCAATTTGTCAGTTTTCTTTGCTAAAGGTGTTCCTCTCTGCACAATCGTATGTGTAACGGTATGGTCTTCGGTAGACTTATTCTTCGCTGTTTCTGTGGTCGCATCAGCAAGACATCCGTACAGGGTTTTCACTCCGTCCCCCTTGTGGTCATTCACTACTCGACCGGTGGATGTCACTTTCTGCCGATTGTCCTCAATCACAAATTCTTTGAAAAGGTTGCCAGGTCTTAAATACATCATGTTTGCATTTATCATCCCTGCTTCGTCCTTTCATTCTCCTGCATACCGGTAAAGAAATACGGTGGTTTTTTGCCTGTATTTCCTGAAAATGCTGGAACGGAAATATTTTCAGCTTTGACTTCTTTCTTCAATGCCTCGTATGCCTCTTTCCATGTTTCCGCCCTTTCGTGTAGGCTCAAAGATAATGGTCCTGTCTTTGTATCGACCTCATACGAAAAACGCCGGTAGATACTCTCTACCAGCATCAGCTTTGCCCTCTTCCACGACTTCGGGTACATTTCAATGGCAGCATTGATTTCCTCATCCGTTACCGCACAAGTATTTTCGGCTCCCTGCACCATCGTATCGCCAAGCTCAAATCGCATACGGCTCATCGTGTTTTCTTTAAGGTCTGCCGGGTTATAACTGTAACTTCCTGTTGCCATATTCATGCACCACCTTTACTTTTCTGCCGTATCTTTGGCTTTGTCCTCTGCATTGCCCTTTGTGGACTTCTTACCGCCTGTGGCTGCCTTTTTCTTGCCGCCTGTGCTTAATTCAACGGCTCTGGACTTAGCCGCCGTTTTTACCGCATCTCTGCTCTCTGTAGCATGAATCGTGATAAGTGTGTTCTCGTCCTCAATTCCTGCAATTTCTTTGACGGCATCTTCTTCTGGCATCTGCATAACTTCAAATACTTTCGCAACTGCCGAAAGCACAAGTGCTACCTCCATTTCTCTGCCATCTTCCGCCTTTACCGGAATATTTACCTGCTCGATAGCTTCTTTTTCATTTTCATTGGCTGACGGTGCTATCGCTTCTGTAAGTTCCCCGATAAATCCGGTCGCCTTTAATGCTCTTACTCTTTCAGGGCGGATTGCCCCATCAGGGATTGCATCCCCAGGGGCATAATCGACACCGCTGATACGAAGAGCTTTTGCACAAACATAGCTCATCGCTGTACCTCCTTACTGCTTACACACACTTTGACAAGTAACAAGCCAGGTCGTCAGATGTTTTCTTCATGTCAGTAGACATTAAGCCCTCGATGAACTCTGAATGAGTACCACCCTCGCCCTCGAACTGGTCTGTTGCCATATAGTTTCCGTTTCCGAGCATATCCCATGTGAAAATGTATCCTGCCGATGGCTCATCAATAGCCGGTGCATTTGTTGTGTAGGTAAGCAGTGCTCCATCAGATTCGCATACGAACTTCATATCGTCCGGCTGTCCCTCCTCTGCGGCATTGTATGTTGCCTCCAGGACCTTTACTTCCTCAAAGCCAAGTACCTGTGCAAGCACCTGCTCATTTACGATTGCCGGGTTTGCTGTACCGCCTGTGTACTTCACACGCTCCAGGATGTCCGGGTGATTCTTTAATGCAATAAATGAATCGTAGCCAAGGCTTAACTTATTTGGCATACGTCTGCCTGCCAGCTTGATTTCTCTCTTTCTTGCATCGAAGAAATTAACCGGGTCGAAATTCGCATCGTTGAATTTCAGGAACTGGTTGCCACTTGGTGTGCCAGATGCGATACCTGTAAACTCATTCGCCCAAATTCCTGTCTTAAAGAAGTTCTCTGCGAATAAAATATCAAGGTGGAGTAACTGCTGTTCTGATACAAAACGTACCTTGCTACGTCTTGGGTCGATGGATGCCGGTACTCCTGCTCGCTGATAGTTTACGGCTCCAATCTGGTCAATGCCTACGATAACCTGGTCTACAACACATTTGTAGCTGTTATCTGTGTGTCCCATTTTTGCCGGTGCTACCTTTCCGAAAGCAGGCTTTCTTGCAACATTATCTCTTGCAAGGTCGCCTTTCAGAAATTCATAATAAAATCCGGTAGAGAAATCCACCGGGCAAATCGGGAAAATGCTAGTCGCAACATGGTCTTTCGGGTCAGCAAAATAAGCCATGCTCATGTTTGTTAAATAGCGGTTAGGTTTCCATCCCTTATTGATTCTGGCAAGAATCGCCGCATTTCCGTTTACTTCTCTTGTGTTACCCATCGTTTATAGTCCTCCTGTTCTTTTTACTCTGTTGGTTTGTATCCTGCTTTTACAAGCTGAACTTTTACTACGCTGTCTTTCTTGGTTGCTGCACTAAGAGCAATCGCTGAAATAAAGTTGCCAGCTTTAGCCTTTACAGCTTTTCCCTCTGCATCTGTTGTAAGCTCATCTCCAACAGCTACAGCCTCGCCAGCAATCCATTTTCCGATGTCTTTTACCTGAATATCAACATCGGAACCAGCCTCGATTGTTTCATCGTTTGTAAAAAGGGATAAACCAATGACGTTTGCACCGGCTGTAGGCTTCTCAACCTTTCCGTCCTTAATCATCAGTGCGATTCCCTGTGCTCCCTCAATTTTCTGTCCTGCCTCCATCACGATAGTAGGGCTTTCATTGATACTTGTGCCGAAATAATCTGCCATCTCTTAGTCCTCCTTTTCACATTCTGCCGCAAGCTCTGGGTCGTTGCGGAATACTTCGTCAAGTGCCTGTGCCTTTGTCACGTTCTTTGACTTCATAATCTCTGCCGCCTGGGTTTCTGCCTTAGTCCATGCCGCACCATCTGTTGTGCCAGCCCCACCGGATTTACCGATTTCAGTAAAAGCACCGGATTTCTCAACAGCTGCAACAGCTCCATCGAGTACAGCAATCATATCTGTGTATGCTGTGCCTCCTGCGGCTTTCAGGCTTTTGAGCACCGGTACCAGTTCTTCTTTCTTCTTTCCGATGATTTCATACTTTTTAGCAACATCCTCAAGCTCACGCTCCTCTGTTGCCTCTCTGAACTTCTTTAAGTTCTCAAGCTCTGCTCTTACTGCCGGATGCATACCCTTGTAGATATCCTCTCCGCCATCTGTTCCCTGTGCAGGTGTGTTGGACTTGCCAACTCCTGTTGCTGGTGTAGGGTCTGTATTCTGCGCCGGTGGAGTTACGCCCTCTGCTCCTGCGCCCTCCTCTTCACCGTAACGTTTCTCAATGGACTGTAAAAAAGCCAGTTCTGCAGGTGTAAGTTTGCTCTTGTCGATTTTCATTTCTTCTGCTCCTTTCGCATTGTTCTGATTTTTGTTCTGGTCCTTTTTCTTTGGTTCTTCGGCTCCAGGTTCCTCCTGTGCCTTTTCTGCCTTTTCGATAGTATCATCCAATCTGCTACGAGCGGATTTCATCATCTCCAGGTCTGATGCAGTAACCTCTTCTTTCTTCACAATGTTGGTTGCCTTACCGCTGGACCACTGTGAGATTGCTTCTTTGCTAAACTCATAAAATTCGTCAAGGCTTTCCTGCATTGCTGTTGCTGCACTGGTTCCATCCATGTCCTCATCATTCAGGATAGAACACAGAGAAGATTGGAGAGCGTAACAGATATCCCAGATTTCATCTGCAATTTTCCGGTTTTTGACTTCGGCTATTCTTTCTCCGAAGCTCTCCGAACTCTTCTGAATATCATCTATCACACTTTCCAGCTCCGATGTATCTGTTTCGCTCCCTGCGGCCTTTGTGATTGCCGTAATCAAACGTTTCCAGATATTCGGTTTCTTCTCTGCTCCCTCATCATGTGGCGGCTCCACTCCGTCTTTGCTTTTGAACAATCGGATGTGTGCCTCTGGATTGGCTCCATCGTCCACAAAATCAACTTTTGTGATTTTGAGGTTTTTCAATTTTGTTGCCATTGCTCTGCTCCTTTCTTAAAGATTCTTTATAATGCAAGAAAAACACCCTTTCGGATGTTTCCCTGTATTACCGTTATTATTTTTCATCTAAATATTTTCTTGTGACTGCGCTTAGGGATATTAAAACCATCCCAACAGCCACGCCAGCAATGAAAATTCCTATTCCTGCAAGTATTGTCATTCTTCCTCGACCTCCACTCGCTCTGCTTCTCCCTCAATGGAGAACATCGGGTATTCGCCACTCTTGACCTTTTCCCAGACATCCTCATCAAGTACCTTGAAGCCTATCCACCATCCGACAGGTAACGTGCCCTCCGGGATTCCCATTGCTTTCATTTTCTCTTCTGTGAATACCACCGATTCGATAAGGACTGCGGCTCCGCCTCTTTCGTGCATCTCTCCGCCCTCCCGGTACAGCTCTGCGAACTTGTAAGCAGCACTTTCAAGCTCCTCCGGCTCGATGATGTCCTCCTGGTAATCTTCTATCAGTTCCCCATCGGCTGTGATTGATACGTTCGCCCATCCAAACGCAAGCATCTTATCATCATCAGATTTTGCAATCTTGAATCGTCCTTTCTGGACTGCTGGTCTTTTCTTCTTTCTGGTTCCATCTTCTGTTGATTTCTTTATCAACTCTGAAAACTTCTGCATGATTTCTCGCCTCCTCTACTTTTTATTTTTATCAGGTGTGACCTCTATGTATTCAATAGCGCACGCACATCTCGGATGCGCTGGTGGTGTGAGGTCGGTTGTAACTTTGGTTCCTATTCCCTTGAAAGAAAATTCCTCATCCATGCCAATTTCCACGCCCTCCAAGGAACTGCACAAAGAGCACACCATATCATCGCCTGATGTGCTCCACCTCTTCACAACTTCGCCAATAAGTTTCTGTTCCTGCGCTTGTCTCACGCTCTCATCGGCTCCCTTGTTATAAGCATATGCCATTTCTGTTTGTGCGATATTGTCTGCCCTTTGCCGGTGCTGACGTTCCGCATACTTTGTTGCGGCTGCCCTGGCTTTCTTCTGGATGCTTTCTGCTTTCATTCTCGGATGTTGTTCTCTCAAGGTCTTGACCATATTTTCATAGTACTTGAGATTTGCCTTTGCCTGCGGCTTCGTCAATCCAATGCATGGGCGAATCATCTTCGCCAATTCATCAACCGAATGTCTTTCCCGGACTGTTTTCTCCAGGAATACTTTGATTGCCTCTTTCTGCGTATCTGTGCACTGCGTCACAAGTTCGGCTCCTCTTTCCTGTATCCATCCAATAACCTGTTCCGTTGAGAAAATATAATCCGTGTCTGCAAGAGCTTGGATTATCGGCTGGCTGGTGGAACCGGCTACGATTGCATTTTGCCACATACTGTTGAGTTTTCCCTGCACCATTAACGAATAGTCTTGCATCCATTCATCGGCTGTCTTTTCGTCCAGTTCCCCATCAAGCACTGCCTGCCTTAATTCCTGATACGTGATGGCGTTTGACTGGTCTTTCCAGAATCCGCATAACAATTCAACCGGCTCTGTGCTGGCTGATTTTAGGTAATCCTCCAACTTTTTCAGAATTTCCGCACCGTTACCGGCTCTGGCTTTTCTGAATCTCTTTCCAGGCCTTATCAGTATTGCCATGATTAGTACCTCCCTAGCCTCCGTTTAGCCGCTTCGGTTACATCGCCCGGTATTTCTCCATCGCCATCCTTTGGCGGTTTCCCTGCCGCTGTTACGCTTTCTGGTGGTTGGCTCTGCGACTGCTGTTCCTCTCTTACTTCATCAGGTGTTCTCGTGTCTGTGGTTCTCTCCGGTAAATGTCCCACCTGTCTGATGTAATCTTCCAATCCATCATCAGGAACAAGTACACCGATGCCGGTCATATCCTTGATGAATGTTGATACCTTTGCAATGTCTGCATCCTCAATATCTCCATGCGTCATTTTAGGATAATCAGTAATGCCCTTGAAATGGTCTCCGTTAATATCAATCAAAGCTGGGATTCCCTGGCCGTTGAATGTTTCGCAGATAATATCAAGGAACGCACCACACGCCATTGAGAACAGCTCTGTTTTATCGGAACTCAACGCCCAACTGCCGTTCTGTTCATGCCCTAAAAATATAAAATCCGCCAGCACCGTCATTGCAATACGGTTATCATAGCGGTTGATGATTGCGTTTGTATCAAATTGTCGGCTACCTCCGGTACTCAATAGTTCCAATCGGTAGCCATCTGGAAGAACTACGCCCTCCATTTCATCCCTGCGGATATTGCGCACCTGTGTCTGCAACCCATTCAGGATTGTTTGCGCCTGCTCATCGTCAGGATTCCATATATCCAAGTCTGCCGGTGCATACATTACCGGAAGTCCTGCAAGGTCACGCTCAATGCCTATGCCCTCAACCTCCTGTATTCTTCTCTTGAAATACCAAGAACGGTACGCATTACGCAAAATAGACCTGCCCTCCGGGTTGTCCTTTCGGCTCTTGGTTCGGAAAAGCAATGCCTTGTCAATCGGAATAGTATACAGGTTATATGACGGTGGCGGCATCTGCGTCATGCCTAACAGGTTGTCCTCATCGTCATACTCCCATTGGTAAAGGGTTTCCTGCGCTCGTATCGGAAGTTTCTTCCATCCGATAAGCCCATCAGAATATTTGCTTCGTGTTCTGCTGTCCTTTGTCCTCCCCATTCTTCGTTTGTACACAATCTCGTGATAGCTCCATCCGAATGTGAGGAATGACAGGATTTCTGATATGGTATCAATCCAAGTACTCTGCATATCATTCATGCAGCTTTCTACAAACTCTGCCGCATCAATATCTGCCTGGCTATCTCCTCCAGGCTCCACGTTCCAATCGGTCTGTCGAACCAGCATTTCGATAGCAAAAAGGATAGCACCTACAACATCGTCATTTTCAGACATTTCTCTGTAAGCCTCTATCCCTCGTTTGCCTCTAAGTTCATGCAGGAACTCTTCGTAGATAACTCCTCCATATCGTCTTTGTCCTATTCGTCCAATTTCTTTGTTATCGGCCATCTTTACCACCTCACTTTCGCCAGTAACTTTCTTTGTTCAGTCCTCCATCTGTCGGAGGTGCGGAATATGTATTTCCACTCTCAATCTCTATAAATGCCGAACTGCTTGCATCCACCATATCTTTGAATTTGCTTTCTGGAAAACTCTCAAGCTGGTTGAAATACATCTCGTTCCAGGGAGCTATCAGCACATCAACGTTGCCTTTATCCATTCCCTCAAGTCCTAACCACTGTGCCGAGAACGGTTCTGCTCTCGTAACTTTGTCCCCGGATTCAGGAATGCACTTGACTGTAAAACCGGCTAAGAGTTTTAAGAAGCTCTGTGCCTGGTCTTTTCCTGCCTGCCCTGGGTCTTGCGGAAGTCTTGTTGCAACTCTTTTATACTTCGCCTTGTCCGTTATACAGGTCTGCTTTATAATCTCTCGCACATCTGCCGAACTTAGCCGCTTATTGATAACATCTGCGACAATGTAGCGTCCGTTCTTCCTCTTGCCAATGAGAACACCGGCTGTATATGCCGGGTCGCCTTTCTCATCTTCGGATGTGGCTGCAAGGTCCCAACCTCTCGCCCACTTGGTTACGTCCGGCGGTATCTCTTCAAGCATATTTACTTTTACTCGCTTGAACATTAACCCTGCGGCGGCTTTAATCTTCCAGTTACCACGGAGAAGCCGTTCCCTCTCAACCTCTGTTAAGGCTAGCAGGTTGGCTTTGTACCCTGGGTTTTCTTTCATCAAGATTTTGTTATCATCCAGTGTTGACATGATGAATGTTACGGATTTCGGCATTGTTTCTGCCTCCTCCCTGCCTATATTGGCATCAAGGGCAATCTGCACTGCCTCTTCCCTGGTAGCCGCCCACATAACATTTTCGTTGATGCGGACGAACCATCTCTTCTTGCCAGAGCGTTCCTTTATCGGGTAGCCGGTGTCCTGGTCTATCCACCATGAAATAAAATTGGCAACCCACGAATCCGCATCCGGATTGCAAGTTGCCCTCATGTATGGTTTTACTCCACAAACACTACGATTTCGGGATAACATATAAAAGAACTGCTTTTCGGAAAAATGGGTAAGCTCGTCAAAACCTATCATGGTTATCTGCGAACCTTGCCACTTCTGTAAATCATCATCACGGTTGATATAGTCAAATGCTATCGTCATACCGTTTTTGAATCTCCACATCCCTGCACTGTATCTTCCATCGGCTCCCTTTATATCGCCGTATACATCATTGCTCGTATCCCACAAGCCACCCTGGTTGAATATCTGCTTATATTCGTGTCTGAATATTACAGCACCGAACCTCTTGTTGTCTTTATATCTCAAAGGCTCAATCAACAATCCGTATGACTTTCCGCCTCCTGCGGCTCCACCATAAATAGCAATATCAGCCGTTGTTGAAAGGAACTTCTCTTGCGGACCTTTCTGTGGTCGTATGACTTTGATTTTACTCATCGTCCTCATCCTCCTTTTCTGGCAGATATATTTCTACAGGTGTACCTCCATCAGCACCAAATCCCTCCTCGGCTTTCTGTGCCTCTCTGTCTTGCTTTTTACGATAAGCAAATTCTTTTTCCTGCAACTGCTGTGTCGGGTTCTGTCCTGCGGTATCTCTTAGGAACTTTGCAGCATTTACATTTCCGTTTGCCGCTTGTACCAACATTGCCGCCATAACTCCCATACTGTAGTCCATATCCTCTTCGTCAATTCCTAAAGCTGTGAGCGTGGCTTTCATGGTTGATTGCTTGCTTGATACCGGCATATTCAGTAACATTTCGGCTGCCTTTCGCATATCTCTTTTCTTGCGCCTCGCTGCCCCGGATGCCTTACCTCCTGCTGTGGCGATTTCTCTCTGCTCGCTCTTTGTTCGGCGGTTCATAGGTATCAGATTTTCGTCATTTGCCAATGTCACCACCTCGCTTCGTTCTCAACTCCGATAAAATTAAATAAAGCAAGCGTCCTTTCTCGCCTGCTCCATCTTTTTGACCTCCAGATTAGGGGCTGTCATTCTGCATGGTATGTCACACATTGACATATCCGTTACTGCCGCCATTTTCTTTGCCAGAATATCTTCGTCCATGATATGACCTATAATCTGATACGGCTTATGACAGCAGTACATGACTTCGCCTTTTTCATTTAAAGCCATCTGCGCCCAACTTGCGGTGCATCTCTCTTCCTGCCTGTTAAGCAACCCCCATTTGAAATTGAGTGTTACTCTTTCATCGCCCATCGCCATATCCGATACGATTTTCTTTATTTCCTCCGCATCTCTCTTTTTCCTCTCATCCCTGTAGTAACTTCCTGCGGTGCTTTCCACTGGTCTGAAAACAATGTAGTCAACGTCCAGGTCCTTATTTGCATCGTAAAATCTCTTTACGTCCTCCGGCTCTTTTGCAAGCTGTTGGATTCCAAGGGATGTGCCTGGACTGTTTTCTTTTTTCCATGCTGCATACGCTTTTATGTTCTCTCGAACCTTTTCATATGCCGCCACGCCTCGCAACTGCTCGTAGCTTTCATTGCTGTACGCATCCAGGGACACTTTCAGATAATTCGGTTTTACTTTTACCAACTTATTGAAATTCGTATTCATTCCCCACTGGAAATTGTTTTCGGTCAGCCATTCTGCAATCTTTCCAAAATCAGGATTGATGGTCGGCTCTCCTCCACCAGTCAGTATAAATCCCTGTACGCCCATATCTACCAGTCTTTTTGCATATGTGATAAAATCCTCATACCTCATTGCCTGCGCCCCTGTATCCAGCTCCCACCGTCCGTAGGTGCAATAGGGACATCTGTTATTGCAATAATTTGTGAGGAACATATCTGCTGTTATGGGTTTCTTTTCCCCTACAATCCTGTCTATATGGCTTAGCATCTTTTCGCCGGTTATGTTTTTCTCCATTTTTAGGTATCCTCCTTTCTCTCTTTCCTCCACTTTTCGTTCAGTATTTTTGGGGCTGTGTGTTCCCAGTTTATCCTGTGATGTATTCTCTTGTGCGTGGTATACATCATACTGACTTTCACAGCACTCGGCATACTCATAATCGCATAAAAGGTTTTCAGGTACGTGCCGCCCTCCTTATACGCATCTGTCATTCCTCCAGACAGGCTTTGGGTTGGCAACTGTACCACACAATATTGTGTATTTGAAAAGAACAGATGTCCCCGGCTGCTCAATGTTGTATATGTCACAACATCTTCGTTCATGGTTCCCCTGTACTCTATCTGTGTATCTGTCTTGCAAAAGAAACTGTTCATCGCCTTTCGCAATAATCCTTTGTGGAAGTTTCCTCCGTCTACTCCTCCAACGAAATCCCCTCCCTGGCAAAATGCCACTGTGTCAGCTCCCGATACCTCCAGGAACTGAATCATATCTTCAAACACTCTGTCAAAATCATGCGATGGCTTATATTTCAGCTTTCCATCTTCCTCGTACCGGTAATCAATGCTTTTGTAATCATCGTCCAGCATCAGGAAGTATTTCAGCCCCAGTTCTTCCGCAATCCTCCAACATTCATTACGGGCATAAATGATTGCTCTGTGGTCGTTAAAATTATCCATCGTGTCTGCTCGGTCGTATGCTGCCTGCTTATCAAATATAATCACTCGGCCTGCTCCAAAGTTCTTTTTATATTCTTCCGCCTGCTCGTCCTCATCATCTATGATGAAATATATCTTACCGGTATATCCTGCCTTTTTAATTGCAGGGACCGTAACCACATTATCAGCTCGCCCATGTGTCAGTATGAAAACTGCGAAATCACTCCTCATCAGCCTCGCCCTCCATAATGTCTGTAATATCACTTGCCAACTGCACATATCCGTTTGCTATGGCATCGTTCACATCAATTATTACGAGTGCGGACTTTTCAAATAATTTCTGCACTTCCGGTTCTGCATGTGCGTAATACTCTGCGATATTCCGGTAATTAAATACATTATGTCTGCGTGCCGCCTGTATCAGGAACTCCCTTATCTCCTCCGGGATGTCTGCGGCTTCAACCTCCTGTATCAGCTCATCCGCCTTGCTGCTATCCAGCATATCAGATATTTCCGGGCACTCTCCTGTAATCTCATACTGCGGTATTTTAACTTTCAGAGTGTACTTATCGTCCTGCATCTCCTCTCCAAGTTCATCCTCTCCAACAGAAAATCCGAACTGGCTCATATCAATGTTTATGATTCCCTGCATTTCTTTTCCCAGTAAGTCCTCATCCCACTCTGCCAGCTCTGCGGTCTTGTTGTCTGCCAGCCGGAACGCCTTAATCTGCTCGTCCGATAAATCATCTGCACTGATACATGGTATGTCTGTGATTCCCATCTTCTTTGCCGCTTTATATCGGGTGTGTCCTGCGACAATCACTCCATCTTTGTCAATGATAACTGGATTTTTGAATCCAAACTGCTGAATAGATGCTGCTACTGCATCCACCGCCATATCGTTATGTCTTGGGTTGTTCTCATACGGTTTCAGTTCTCCAATCTTCCGCATGACAATTTCAATGCTGCTGTTCATTTATTGCCTCGCTCCTTTCATTTCCCCGGCTCCTGCGTCTGTTCATCCTCTGCGCTCCTCATTCCTGGCAAAACAAAAAGCCATACCGTTTTCAGATATGACTTTTCATGTTACTGATATTTAATTTTAGGAGCGTGGCAGGTATTTCTCCTGCCACACGAGAAAAAGAACGAGTACAGCAGCCACATTCTTTACAGCCAGAATTTCTTCTGATTGCACCATACACTATATCATCGGTCGAATTGACGGTCAAAGGAAAAAAAACGGATTCAAAATAAACCGAACGGTTTTTTATTTATCCATCGGGTTCCCAAAATCATGTAAAATCATAGCATCTAAGCCGAAAAACAGTACCGTCAGGTCGTTTCGTGCCTCTTTCGCATCTTTCTGAATCGTGGATAATTCCATGTTGTAAAATTCCGCAATTTCCTTTGTACTCTTCTTTTTCTCTCTGTCAAGGTACATCATCTGAATGACTTTCCACCTGCGCTGTATAATCTCATTTGATGAGGCTTCACATTCTTTCTTGTACACTTCAAGCATCCGGTCTACATGTGCAAGCATAAATTTTACCGCATTGATTCCCTTTAACTGCCTATGTAGCGTTTTATCTTCATCAAAGATTCTGAATCCATACAGAACATCCATGTTTACGATACTCTCATCCACCTGCTCTGCCTCATCAATAGTGCAGACTGCCTTTTCTGCATAGTCTTTCAGCTTCGTGTAATTCTCCAACAGCTTTTTTGTATTATACAGGAGCGTTTTCTTCTCCTGTGCTATACTCTTTTTTCTTGCCTTTTCGCTTCTCTCAACTGCTTTATCGGCAGCCTCCTCACAGAGTGCTTTTATTTCCTCTTTTGTGAGTGATACTCTTCTTTCTGCTTTTCCCACTTTCTCTGACCTCCTACAATTACAGATTGACTTTTCGGAATTGTCATAATAAAATGACAGTAGTTTTTGTGTTTTATGAGCCGATTGTCAATCATCGTATTGCAAGAGGCTCTATTTTTTTATTTTCTGCGGAACATATTAGCAACCCGGCAAGTGGCAAAATGTGAGATGTACCCTACGCCGGTGGCATCCTGCGTACCAGGCTGTACAATTTCCGCGCTTACCGTTTCACCGTTCGGTGTAACGATTCTCTCTTTTCCTTTTCCCTCTTTTGGGACCCGGTATGTTATCAGTCTTGCATTTACCGGCATATTCTTACCGTTTATGGTCTTAATCCACAATATCTGCTGATGGCATTTTGCACAGGTTCCAAAATTTCCACGATTCGCCTTTTTCATTCTTTATCGCCTCCTTTCCAAAGGCTCGAATCTTAATCAACATATGGTGTTCCGTCAGCATTGATTCTTACGGTTAATCCGCCTTTATAACTGTAGAAATAGTGAACGCCTGTTTCTTTATCTCTATACTCTGAGGTATAAGCATAGTTATCACTCGTTAAACACTCTAATACATCAGCTCCGTATTTGTTTTCTTCTACGTTTTCTGCTTTTTCACTCATTTTTGCGCATCCTGCAAACGTCAATATGGTAATTATGGAAATAGCCGCAAGCACTTTTATTCGCTTCATTCTTCAAGTCCCTCCGTTGCTTTCTTGACCTTTTCAACCTCTTCCAGTTCAGGAAATTCAATGGTTTTGCTCAATGCTTTTACTGCCAATGCACAGCCGTTTTTCTGTTCCACCTGGTCTGCAAGGTATCTCAATGCGATTACCAACAGAGTTGCATCCGCTTGGGAATATGGTTGTATTGCTCCAATAATTTTATTGGAATAATGCTGCAATCCCTGAATGACCATCTTTGCCGATTCTTCTCTCTTTCCCTCTGCAAGGATTTCCTGCGCTCTGATAATAAAGCTATGCATTCTCTTTTCTCTCTTGAACATCTCTATTCCTCCATCGGTTCATCGTATGGGTAATCATCATCGTCCTCACTGAATGGTAATGGCATACCACTATCGTCTGTACTTCCATAACCGCCGCTAGGAACGTCTGCATCTGTTTCCCCATCCACATTATCGGGTACGGTCATTATACCGTCTGTTTCGCTGTCCTGCTCTTCCTCCTGCGGTTCCTCTGATTCCTCATCAACCTGGTTATCCGGCAGGAAATATGTAGGCTGTCCCTCAATGGCTAGTGTTTCGCTATCTACAATATCCGCATCATTCTCTGCCTGCTGTTCCATATCGAAAATGTTCATCTGCCCTCCGGTAGAAACATATTTCAGCACATATCGTTTCAGCTTTTCATCATATACCAGGCACATTCCTGTATCTCGCTTACCGTCTGCGCTGTCTTTTACCGGCACAACAGTGGAAATCTTATGCTTGATAAGAGGCTTTTTAATTCTTACCGTTGTCCCATCGTCCTGCGGAACGTAATCTTCATTCAGTTCTATACTGATTTTGAGGTCGATACTTCCCTCGTCCATGTCAGACTGTTCCATCTTTTTGAACAACTTCTGCAACATTAGATTGAATGTTTCTCGCGCTGCCTGGAATGTATCGCTTTCCAGTGTCATTTCCTCGTAATTCAAAATACTCATTTTGTTTGAATCCTCCTATGTTTTATTTGAAAATCTATTCCACAACCCTGATGAATACCTCTACCCTCGGCGTATCGGAATAGAATTTTCTTACTTGTGTATCTACAATCGCATTATCGTCATACCACGCTACGCCATTCAACGCGTCATATATGAGCTTTGCCACATTATCAAGGTCCGGCTTCACTGTTGGCCTGATTCTATGCTCAAGCATTTCTTTTCGCCGCTTCTTTGAGGTTGACTGTGGTATCTGGTAATATGCTATGATGCGAATATCAAGAGGCTCCTTTTCCTTAAATCTCCTGCCTCTGGCAACTTCCAGAAAACACTCTGCAACCTCTTTTTCATG